GGTCCAGTTCCACGCACTTCGGCGGTCGTTCGCCAGTTGGCTGGCGGCCGCCGGCGGTGACCCTCGGCAGGCCCTGGGGCACTCGTCCGAAAAGGTCACCCGGCGCTACCTCGACCCCCGGATCACCGAGGCCGGCCGCCCTGCCCCGTGGCAGCTGCTCCCGCGGATCTGGTCGGAGCCAGACTCGCCGGCGGCCTAGCGGTGGACGGACAGCCCCGCCCCGTGCCACCGGTAGCGGAACGCGTCCCAGGCCGCGCGCCTCACCTGTTCGTCCTTGCCGTTCGTGGCGCTCCATTGGTGGACCATGCCATAGCGGGCGATCCACCCCGACAGGTCGTGTGCCTCCTGGACCTGGAGCGAGAACTCGGAGTCGTCGAGCCAGTAGGGTCCGTACTCGGTCCGCTGCGTCCACCCGTCGACAAAGGCCCGCGGGAACATCTGGCAGAAGCCGCACACGATCGGCACGGGGCCGACGTAGCCCGCCGGCGCCTCCTCCGTCCACGACCAGTCGCGCTTCACCCAGCCGCCGTGCTCGCCCACCAGCCCGACGCCGGGCCGCTCGAGGTCGCGGATCATGTCGGCCAGCCGCGCCGGCTCCAGGACCGCCACGTCCGAGTCCATCGACAGGACCAGGTCCCCGACGGCCTGCCGCCAGATCACATTCCGCCCGCCGCCGCAGCCCAGGTTCGCCTGGGACAGGATCACTCGCATCTTCGGCCACCCCGCCGCCAGCCGGCACAGCTCCGGGCCGGTGCCGTCGGTCGACGCGTTGTCGAGGACGATCCACTCGACGACCTCGTCCCGGTCCGCGAGCGCGGCCACCGTCGGCAGGCACCGGCGGACCTGGTCGAGGTTGTTGTGGGTCAGCTGGACGATCGAGACGGTCATAGGACTCCGATCTCCTGGAGGCGTTCGGCGATCTCGCTGCCGCGCTTGATCGAGCCGGGGTGGAGCTTCCGCAGCCACGACCAGCACCGGCTCTCCCACAGGTGGACCGAGTACGACTCGGCCAGGCACCGCCGCGGCGGCCGCCGGTTTCGCATGGGCGCCCGGAAGATCTCGCCGAGCCGGCCCCACAGGGGCGAGAAGAAATAGTCCGGCCCGAAGATCGTGATCTGGTCGGGGTGCTCGCGGGCGAGCTCGAGCGGGAGCCGGACCGAATGCTCGTCCCAGTAGCGGTCGCGGCCCTCAGACCGGAAGGAGCGGTAGGCGTCGAGCCACCGGAGCGCGAACGCCGCGCCGGCCTCCCCGCCCATGGTGGCGTTGCACAGACCGTAGTCCTTTCCCTGGCGGCCCATCCACCAGCCGCAGTGGTCGAGATCCGCGAACGGTTTCAGGCACCACACGTCCGAGTCCATGTAGACCCCGCCGTGTTCGAGCAGCGCCTCGAGGCGGACGACATCGGCCTGGTGGGCCGGGTGGAGCAGCGGCCGGCCGAAGACCTCGGTCGGGGCCGAGATTTTGCGAAGGGTAAGATAGGGGCGGCTCGCGTCCCACCATTCGCCGGTCGGCTCGTGTTCGTGCCAGAACAGGATCTGCCGGGGACGGTTGACGCGGGCCGCCGACAGGACCGCGGCGTGGTGGATCCACGACCATGGCTTCCCGCCGAAGTCGGCCGCCATTCCGAATACCAGGTGGATCAGCATGGACGCTACCAGCCTTTTCTCAGGGATCTATGCCGAGGACCGGTGGAACGGCGGCTCCGGCCCCGGTTCGACGCCGGACTTCTGTCGGCCCGTGGCCGGGTTCCTCGCCGCGTACATCCGCGACAATCGGGTCCGCTCGCTCGTCGACCTGGGCTGTGGCGACTTCCAGTGGATGCCCGGCGTACTGGCCGAGACCGGGGTCTGTTACGTCGGCCTGGACGTGGTGCCCGCCCTGATCGACCGGCACCGGGCCGCCTGGCCCGGCCGGCGCTTCGAGGTCTTCGACGTGTCGGCCACCCCAGCCGGCGAGATCCCGGCCGCGGATCTCTACTGGTCGAAAGATGTCCTTCAACACTGGCCCAGCGACGTGGTCGCCGACTTCCTCGACCGTTTCTTCTTGGCCAAGCCCGAAGCCCATCTGCTCGTCTGCAACTGTGCCGGCCAGCCGGCCGGTGGCCGGGTGCTCGACGACCGCTGGCACTTCGCCCCGCTCGACGCGAGCCAGCCGCCGCTCGCGGACTTCGCACCAGAGCTCGTCTTCGCGTGGGGTGGAAAGCATGTCTACCGGCTCCACCAGCGTTCGGCCTCGGCGTTGCCCTGAATGTCGCTCGAGCCCGCGGCCTGGCCGCAGAGCCACTCGGCCGGGGCGTAGGCCGGGAACTGCCGGCCCTGGAGCCGACCGTAGTGGTGGTCGACGTGGTGGCGGCCGCGCCAGTGGTGGCCCCCGTGGAGGAACTGGTAGGCCTCGGCCATCCGCTCCCGGCCCCGCAGGGCGTAGGCGTGGGTCCGGTTGATGTTCACCCCGCGGAAGATCCCGCCTTCGGCCGGGAGCGGCTTCCGCAGGTGCTGGCCTCCCAGGTAGGCCTGGCCCCAGTCGGCCGGCAGAAGCCCCAGGAACGCCTCCATCCGGGCCCGGAACTCGTCCACGAAGGTGGCGTCGTCCTCGAAGATCAGGACCGCCTCGTGTCCCGCCTGGAGCGAGTCCTCGATCAGTCGGTGGTGGGAGCGGTAGCAGCCCCAGGCCCCCGGCGGGCCGGTGAACCAGTCGGGCTTCGGGCAGACCGTGCCGTCGATCGCGTCCACGACCTCGAGCCGCGACAGCCCGTCGGGCCACGCGGCCCCGAGCCGCTGCCGGAACGCGGCGAGCCGGTCCGGCCGGCGCCGGAGCGTGATCACGGCGATCCGGTCAAACGCGACCACGTTACCCCCCGAGATCCTCGACCTCGGCCAGGCAGGCCGCGTACCCCGCCAGATCGATTGGCGTATCGGCGCTCTTGGCCGCGCCCTGGTGTCGGGCGAGCTTGTCCAGGATCATGATCTGGGCCCAGTCGGCGAGCGTCAGCGGCTCGCGCAACTTGTGGGCGAAGATCGCGTTCACCGCGGCCACCGTCTTGGCGAAGTGTTCCGCCGGCGGGCCGTAGGTTCCCCGCCGCTGGCGGACCGTCCGCTGGGCCTCCTCGAGCAGCTGCTCGGCCTTCGTGTCTGCCATGGCTTTCCTCTCGGCTCGGATCGTGTCGATCAAATGCACGACCCAGGAGGCTAGCGTCCCGCTGGTCCCAGTCCAGGCGCCGGAGAACCGCCGCGCCGCCCGCTCGGCCTCGGCGATCTGCTCGTCCGACAGGATCACGAGCTCCTCACCTTGCCGTCGGCCGTGATCCGCAGGTTCTCCACGTCGAACTCGCCGCCGTCGTGAACCGTGGCCACGGCGAAGCCCCAGTTCCAGCGGTTGATCCGTGCATACTCCGGGGTCATGTCACACAGGCAACCGGTCGACCAACAAAACGTCTCGTGGTGCCACATGTCCGACTCCGCGTGGCCGCTCGAACGGTGCGAGTGACCGACCAGCACCGTGGAGAGCGTTCGCATGAAGGCGCCGCGGGCCGGGTTCACCGGCGCCGAGACCCCCTTCGGAAGTTCGTGGCCGTGGAGGATCGGCAGCTTCCCCGCCAGGATCGGCCGCTGGTCCTCGACCAGGTCGATGTCATGCTTGTCCAGGTCGAGCCAGGCCTGGAGCGACATCCGCCGCTCCTTCGACAGTTCCGGGGCGTGCTGCCAAATGTAATGCTGCCACCGCTCCTCGTGGTTCCCGGCCTTGTAGATGATCGGGATCTTCGGGAACGTCTCGCGGATCCAGCCCACGAAGTCGCGGACCGCCTCGAGCTCGCCGCTGAAGTCGCGCTGTTTCGGATCTTTGGTCCAGCGGCTGATCGTGTAGAAGTCCGCCATGTCGCCATTGAGGACCAGGGCGTCGATCCCGGTCTCGCCCAGGTGATCGACCGCGGCCCGGACCGCGATGTCCGCGTGATACGGGACGTGACAATCCGACAGGATCCCGACGCGGCCGGTGACCTCGAGGCGGTACGGCGACCACGGCCGGGCGATCGACGGCGGTAGCGTGTAGTTGACGCCGGCCAGCCGCGGCTCGCGCGCGGCCACGGCCTTGGTCGAGCGCCGGTTGTGGTTGCCGTTTTGCCCGAACTGGCGATTGATCCGCTTCCGGGCCTGTTCAATCGTCAGGGCGCCGTTAGATTCCTCGACCAGCATCCGCGCCAGGCCGCGGGCGGGATGGTCTGGGTTCTCGCGGCACAGACGGCGGGCCATCGCCGTGATCGGGTCGCCTGCCATCTGTCCTCCGTGACGCGGGGCGGGGCTCTCGGTGTAGTCCTACCGGCCCGGCGGCTTGAATCAATCGGCCACCGGCCCCCACTTGCCGACCGGGCAGGACTCGCCGGCCCACGAGAGCTTGCTGACGAACTTCCGCTCTCGCACGACCGGGCAGCCGCACTGGCGGCACGCTCGCCCATCGAAGTGTTCGCACGCCTGGCAGATGGCGAAACGGCGGGCGACCTCCTCGTCGCTGGCTTGGGGCATCCCGGCGGCGACGTGGCGGGCCGCCGATGCGGCGAAGTTGGCGGCCTTCGTGATGAGCGACACGCCAGGCTTCGGCTTCGCCGGATAGGCCGGGTGCGTCTCGTCCACGGTGATCTGGTCGCCGTCCTGCGAGACGATGCAGGGGCGCACTTCGTCGAGCGTGTGGCCACGCTGGCGGCACCGTGCCTGAAGGTGTCGCAGGTGGCAGCGGATCATGGGAGCGGGTTGCAAGGGTAAATCGTCTGCAGCTGGGTCAACGCACACACCCCGCCGCCGCCGTCAAGTTGCTCGTAAACAGGAGCGGCCTCGTAATCAATCTCGCCGCAGCAGTTTGCGTAGATAAACACCAGCACCTCCCAGAAATCGCAACAATCGCAATCCTGGGGCGGGTCAAACTGTTCGCCGCAGGGCGGCCCGTGAATGTCGGGGTCGTACGGAATCGGGTTTCCGTTTTCGTCTAAGCAACTTCCGCCAGGAATCACCCGCGTAGTCACCTGGAGCGAAACGCTTTCGTAGCCATTGTCTTCTAGGGCTGCGATTACGCCTTGGCCGCCCAAATAGTCAAGAATGGCCTGCCTGGCTGGGTCGATTTGCGCATTGCCGTCGCAAGCAAATCCGTTATTGCCACAGCCATCACTCAAGCACTCGCACCCAGGTATGCACGGATCGCCACCACAGCAGCACGCCTGCTCCGTGCCGACCAAGCCGCCGCGCAAGACGACGAGACCGCCTTGAAGCGTAATAAGCGTCACGACGATCCCTCGTCGCACTCGGTGGTGTTAAACCACACCAGGTTCCCATTCACGTCGTGTCCGAGAACCTGGGGATATACAACTCCGTCGTGAGAGTCTGTCCGCCGATCCCGGGCCCTTGCGGCTCGCCCGTCGTTCCTCCGTCGCTGCTCTCGGCCTGGACCAAATACCAGCAGCCGTTCTCGGCCTGGCCCACCAACACCACCGCCCCTCCTGCCACGTCGAATAGTGGATTGTGAGCCTCCAGCGTGCGGCCGCCGCCCGACCCAGCCCCCGACCCCTCGTCGTCGCAGGAGTCCTCGAAAATAACGTCGAGTTCTTTGGTTTCCCCCTTCAGCCACTGGCCGGCCGTGCGACACACGGTCAGCGGACTGGCGCCGTCGTCGAACGCCGTCCGCAGCTTGACGCCGGGGATGTCGCGGTGTCCCTGTTCGTACTTCTGGAGCGCTCGCGACAATCGGCGGAGCGAGTCCACCGAAACCAGGGCGCCGCGGTTGCTGCCGTCGATGCGTGCCATTACGGGCTCGGGGTGTAGACCTCGCCGAACGTCAGACCGAAGTCTTCCTCCGGATACCAAAGAACTTCTACGACATCCGGCGGCTCGCCGGCCGGTTTTGCCTCGCCGTTCTCGTCAAGAGCTACAGGCTGGCGTGCCCCCTTGATGGGAACCCTCCGGAACCCGTCCGGGATTGTGACGCCTCCTTCGTCTTGGCTACTCAACTCGTGAAATCCAATGTTCCACGGTTTCGGCTGCCACCCGTCGCGCCGCCACGCGAACTCCCAGGTGATCTCCCAATAGACCTCAGTCCCCTGGTCGGTCTTGTCGAAGTTAACTTTTTTGGAGCATCCCTGGCACTTCCAGGTTCCGGGGGCGCCGCCGTTCCACTCGATACTATTCACAGCGTTGGTAAACCGCCTGGAATCAGCCATCCAGCCGGTATGCTCAGTCCTGTACTGGGTGAACGTCAGCCGGTCCTCGGCCTGTTCGGCCGTCACATCCTCGAGCGGATCGCCGGCGGTGTTCTGGATCACGTCGCCGTTTCGGTCCTTGTAGATCGGGACTGCCGTCACGCTCGAAGAGCCGCCCCAGGTGGCTGGCCTGCCAGGAATCTCTTCTTGGGGCTGCTCCGGGTCTTGCGGGTCCGGCGGCTCCGCTGGTGTGCCAGGGTTGGGCTTGTATTCCCAGGTCACGGTCCAAAGCAGACCGCTTGAATCAGACGACCGAACGCGGAACCGGTACGCCTTTAGTGCAGCGTCGTCCGGGTACGCGTCTCCGATGCTGACACCGGCATCCCCCGCAACAGACGCAGGGCTGTCCGCCGGGCTGCTCGTCTTGGCCAGCCACGACCTGGTCGCGGTAAACTCGCCGCCCTTCTCGCCGCCGTACTCGGCGTCCCGGCTGGTCTCGCGGATCCATTCAACCGACATATCAGCCTCCCGCCGCCGGTGCTAGTTCGACCACGTCGAAATCCAGATCTTCTCCGAAGTCGCGCGTGTTCCTGGCGATCTCCCGCTGGACCTCGAGTTGTTCGCGGGCGATGTCGTCCTTCGGCTCGCCCCGCATGATCCGGAACATCTCGCGGATGCCCTCGGCCGAGCGGCTGTCGATGCCCTTGACGGCCTCGCGAATGGGGCTGGCGTCAATCTGGACCGCCGGCTGTTTGATATTGAGGGTCTGATTGATGGCCTCGTCTCGCGCGGCGGCCGCGGCATCGGCTCGCCGCGTTGCGTCGTCGATCAAAGAAACCAGTGGGCCGGCTGCCGCGTTGCCGGCGTCATCCGCAGCGGTGGAGAACACGTTCGAAAAGTTTTGGCCGGCCGCGTTGAAGGAGGACGTAATGTCCTGGTTGATTTGTTCGTTGAATCCACGCAGGCCGGCCAGGTATTTGTCGAGCTCCGCAGTGTCGAACCCGAGAGCGCCGGCCGCGGAACGCACTGCCCCGACAATGGCCTCGCCAATGCCGGTAAACACTCCCACCAGAGTGAAGAAGGCCCCTTGGAGGAATCTGGCGACACTGAAGAAGAGGGACGCGGCCCGGTTGCCGACCTCCCACACGGCAGCCCATTGGCCGGCCACGTTGCTCAGATACTGAAAGACACCGGCGGCCTGGACGATAAACACGTCGGCGATCTCGGCAAAGAAT